CGAGAAAGACAATGCCGGTTTTGACCAGGCGGACGGTCAAGTGCAACTCCTTGAAACGGTCGTGATGATCGGAGATTTTCGCCCACTGTTTGGTGTCCGAATCCTCAAGCCGACCAATGCGATGTTCATGCAGGGCATGAACGGCGGCATCATCGTCATCCTCGATCTTACTCATGACTCAGCCCTTGCTGAAAACCCCGGTCTTGTTGAACAAGCCAACCAGGACGCCGATGGCCTTTTCAATCAGCGGCCAGAACAGCGCCACTTGCCCGGACGCCGCCTCCAGGATTTCGCGGATCGCGGCGAGCTTTTGTTCGCCCAGGCCCTTGCCCGGAATCGCTTCCTCAATAGCGCGGATGGCGGTGATGATGGACGGCAGCAACTGCAAAACGGTTGTCACGGAAGTAAGCCAGTTCATTCTTCTTCTCCGGTTTTGGGAGGCTCGATCAGACCGCGCTTCTCCAGTGCCGTGCGCAGCAAACGGATTTCTTCCTTGATCTCTTGTAGCTCCTCATGGAGCACGCGGTGCAGTTCCTTGATCTGGACGGTGTTCATTTCACGACTTCCTTGCAATTGATTCCGGTCATGAAATCAGGAATCACGGAAAGCCCAACGGGGATCGTCGTCAACCAGTTCATGATTGGGCCTCCGTCATAAGTTGGGTAGCCAGTTGAAAACCGAACAGGCTCCAGCACTGGTCAATCGCATGCTGATAGGCGATTTTCTCACCTAGGTCGGCGTCAAAATTGGTGGTTGACACACAAGCGGCATGCCCGATAACGGTATAGCCGTTTTTGAGCTTAATCAGGCACACAGTAACGGTAGTGTTTGTGGCTGCCAAAAGCACTTATCGACAATCTCAGCCTCAATAGTCGCCAGCGTTATACGTGGCGCGGTCAAATCCTTGGCTTGGATTTCTTGCTAGATTTCGTCGTCAGTCACTTCACAATCTCCTGGTAGTTAGAAAGTTGTCGGTTGCGCAATGCCACGCACGGCCCACATAAATCCCTGCTGAAGATTTGTCTTGGCCAAGGCAACTGCACGTTGGTCATTGCTTTTAAGCGCCGTCAACTTGTCGATCATTGCGCCACACTGCATTGCTAGTGCTTTAACTTCATTCATGGCGTCGATTTCCTCTTGTGATAAATCGCGGTAGCCTGTTATTTTCTCGTGCTGGTCTTTCATCGCACAATCTCCTGGCAGGTTATGCCGGTGTAGAAGTCAGGAATCCCGGAAAACGCCACGGGGATCGTCGTCAACCGGGCGCTGGGGGCGCACTGGCAGCCGCACATCAGCACCGCCAGGCAAGCGGGCCACCAAGGTTGGATCAATCGGACTCGCCCGCCGCACGGTGCCCCAAAAGGCCAACGCAAAGCCGCCCACTTCCACCAATTTGGTGAGGACGCTGAGCAGGTCACCATCGTTGATCTCCCAACCAAAGCGCCCGGCAATCATCGCCAAAGCTGCCGCCAGCAGGCCGAGTATCGCCCGGCTCGCCCACCAAGGCTTGGCTGCCCCCGGAACGACGGTCGGTGTACTGGGATCAACATCATCTAGGTAGCGGTGATAGGCGGCCTGAGTGTCTTTGCCGTAGATGCCGTCAGCGGCCAACGGCCCATAACCGAGTTCGTTCAGCCTTTTCTGGAGGGCGGTTACTTTACCTTTGGGGGTGTTCATGGTGAGCAAAATAGCCAGATTACTCTGGTCACTCCGTAGTAAGGTCGATGGCGTCTAGCTCCATCTGGTACTCGTCGGCGCAGGTCCACACGGTAGCAATCCGCGTGCGGAAGTCTACAGCAGTGCACACTTTCCGGCATAGCATCACAAAGTCGCAGCCAACGTAAACAGCGCGTCTTTTTGCGCCTCAACACCAAGCGCCTCCAGCGCCGCGTTGAGCAATGGATGATCATATTCCCAGGTCTGCGCCCCCTCCAGAAAGGCGAGCTCCGCAAAGTCAGTCACCGGGTCAAGCCCCGCTTTCCAATCGAGAAACTGCGCGGCCAGCCCCGCTTCGGCAATGGCCAACATCCCCTGTAGCCTAGAGACAGAACGAGGAACGCGGGCTTGGAGTTCTTCCACGGTCAGATCACGCACGACCCACTGCTGTGTCCATAGACCGTCTATCCGAAGCGGCTGACCCTCCTCGACTATCTGAAATGTTGGATCGTGCTCCGGTATCGGGCTTGGTAGTATCGCGCACACACCGAAGTCCAGCAGTACGGAGTCATGCAATTCGCTGGGAAGCGAAGTGTTCACAAACGCAGCGCGTATTTCTGCGTGGCTGCGGTAAACCGCCTGAGTATTGGTGTTAAACCACATTACACGTCACCTGTGTTAGTTGAAGGGAAGGCGCGACCCGCACCCCAAATGATGCGTACCGCCCCATGCGGGCCACTGCCGCCACTACAGTTGGAGGCTGCTCCTGCCCCGGAGCCTCCTCCGCCGTAGGCTCCTCCGTCGCGACCGGTACAGTTAGTGCCGCTGAAACCGTTGGTACCGCCAGAGCCGCCGCCACCGCCAGCGCCTAGTGACGAGCCGCCGGAACCGTTAGAGCCTTGACCTAGTAGACCAACACCACCACCGCCGCCGCCCGCGTAATAGGAACTGGTTGAGCCGCCCGAGCCACCACCACCACCACCACCCGCGCCGGCTGAACCGGTACTGCTGCCTGAGTTCCCCCCGGCACCGCCATTGCCGGCATACCCCGCCGCACCCCCGCCACCGGCGCCGCCGCCACTGGCTTCGTTGCCGCCAGAGCCGCCCGCGTATTTGGTATTACCGGTGCTAGTGGTTGTAGAGCCGCCCGCGCCACCATTGCCGTTGTAGGTACCGCCAGCGCCTGGCGCCGCCGCCACCAAATAGGTCGAGCCGCGTTTGACGGACGTTTCACCGCCGCTGCTGCCATTACTTCGATAGCTACCTCCCGAACCGCCCGCCCCCACCACGATGGACAAGGACTCGCCCGGCGTAACGGCCACATTGTTGCTGTAGGCCAGGGCACCGCCGCCGCCACCACCGCCGCCATTTTTGGCGATAACGTTGTAGCTGCCTGCCCCGCCACCGCCGCCACCAACACAAAGAACGCATATAGATGTAACCCCCGCCGGGACGGTCCAACTGGTTGTGCCCGCCGTGGTCCAGGCTTGCTGACCCGGCTCAGGCCCTTTGGGTACCGCCCGCCGTAAACGCCGCGCCAACATCAGGCCGCCCCCACCAGGGCGCCATAGACCTGGCTGCCCACCTTCCACAACTCGATGACGGTGTACTTGGTGGTATCCAACGTCGGGGCTGTGCCGCCGACCCAGGTCACGCCCGACGTGCCGAAGGTGGCATCGGTCCAGGTCAGGGTAGAGGCTGAGCCATCATCGACCATCAGGGTGACGCTTTCGCCCGCCGCGAAATTAGTGGCCTTAGGGGTGCGGCTGGCGCCCAAGGTGATCAACTGAATGGTCCCGTTACCAGGGTCGATCTCGAACGCCGCGCCGTCGGTGATGGTGTAAACGTCTTCCGCAATGGCTCCGATAATGGCAGGGTCGGTCAGGGTCTTGTTGGTCAGGGTTTGGGTATTCGAGGTGGTAGTGATCTCCACCCCTTCGATGGTCACCTTTCCAGCGTCACTGCGGGCCAAGGTGGTGTCCGAGGCGTGTCCCAGGTTGATGGCGGTGAACTGCGGGCTGTCGCCCGTGCCGACACCTAACGTCGTGCGCTGCGCGGCGGCGTCATCGTCATCGAGCAGCGCCTTCCCCGCCGTGGTGACGGTGACAATCCCCGCCGTGCCCGTGCCAGTACGCTCAATCAGACCGGTGGTGGACAGACCCGCCAGGGCGGTCAAGTCGCTGTCGATGGGCTGACAGCCGGCGACAGTGTCGGTCGCTGGTAGCTCCTGGGTGACCCCACTGACCAAAACGAGAGGGCGCCGCTCGGCCATGCCCTGCCTCCGTTACGCCAGGACGACGTGCTGGTGCGGCTCAAAGTTGATCGCCGTGGCGCTGATCGCCACACCGAGCTTCTGCACCACATTCCCGGAACTGGATGGCGCGGTCGCAGTAAAACCGCCTGCCGTAGTGGCTAGGAAGACCGGGCCGGGCGTGGCCGAGGTGACCCCGGTGTTGGTCCCCTCAAAATACACCGTGGCGTTGTTGCCGCTGGCGACGGCGCTGAGGACGAAGCCATGCGCCTCCTTGCCGGCGGTGGTGGCATCGGCCTTGCGCGCCCTGGCGCCGGAGGAGTTGTGGATGTTGACGAAGTCGCCGGCGGCCAGATTCTCACTGGCGGCGATGATGGCCGCGTCCGGGCCCACCCCGACCGGCAACACGGTGGTGTCGATTTTGCCCGTGCCGTCGAGCTGGACGATCTTGGCGGAATCCCCCGCCCCGGCCGAGCTGACGGTGGCATTGAGCACCGCCGGGGCGATGATGCCGCCGGCCGTCATCTTGACGACCTTGTTGGCGGCGCTGCTGGCGGACGCATTGAGGATGGTGTCGTCCAGGATGCCGGAGGCATTGAGCGCCGGCACGCGGTTGGCGTCACCCGCCCCGGCGCTGGTGGTGAGCGCGGCCTCCTCGGTCAGGACGCCGGCGTTGTGTTTGATGAACTTCTTGGTGGATGCGGTACCCATTGAATGGTCCTCAAGTTAAGATGACAGGTTCGCGCAAGGCGATGAATAGTTGCGTAGCGGACACCGGGAAGCCCACTACCAGGGAAAACACGGCTTCTGCCGGCAAGGTCTGCGTCGGTATGCCGTCAAGGCCGAGATACACTGGCTGGTAAGGTGTCCAAGACCACGTCGGTTCGGTCAGCCAGGTGTTACGCAGAATGTTAATCGGTTCATTGGCGCTCGCGGCCTGTTCCGTCATGCCGACCACCGCATTAGCGTGGGCAAGCTCGGTGCAATCGGCATAGACCACCTTACCGGCACCATCCGCCACTACCAAACGCTGAGCGCCAATCGCACCAGAAGCCAGAAACCCAGTGATCGTTGAACCAGGAGGGCCAGGAGGGCCTGGGGGGCCTGGGGGCCCTTGGATGCCGGCCGTAACGACGGTCATCGTCGTACTACCTAAAGCAACCTCGACCACAGGAGTAGTGAGGTTAGCAACCTGTACCCCTCCTTGCGACGTTATAAGAACCTGGGTACCCATGGAATCTAGGCGGTCAGCTAGGTGATATCCGCGACAACCGGCAGGGCGATGGTATCGGAAGACAGCACGTACGTGTCACTGAAAGCGATCTCCATATCCGTGTGGTAAGTGCCTGCTGCCACCAGGCGCGTAGTCGCTGGCAGGAAGACCGCCGTCACTACTCCGGTTGTACCGGACTCCATGCTGTCAGCTGTTGCCACCAGGGCACGGCTACGGGTGTTGCGTACCTGCATATTGACCGTCGCGCTGGAAAGATCGAGAGGGTCGCCGTTCTCATCCGTCCAGGTAAACTGAATGCGCCAGGTGTCGCCGCGCTTGACAGCGGGCAAGCAGGGGATAGTCGGCGTAGTGCAAGTGGTCGGCATTATGGGGCCTTCTCTGAATGGAGCACGGTCATTCTAGCACCTGTGACAGAATAGCCAGGGCCAACCCAAACGGCCAGCGAGCGTGGCAATCAGGCCAATGGCGGCGAAGATCATCGCGGGGATAAAGTTGATATCGGACGACATCATGGCGCCACGCTCCACAGCCACAGGCCGGCCATTGCGCCCGCGCTAAAGGCTGAATAGGTCAGGGCCGCCACGAGAGCGAGATAGGCGGTCACAACGGCACCCCAAGCCACTGCGCAAGCTGCGCGAAGGCCGCCATCAGCCCGCAGGCGACGAGGCAGAAGGCGGCAACGGCAGGCGGGTTCATGCTCAACAATCCTGTTCATCTCGGTGGACAAAATGTAAGAATTTCACGCGCCCATCAAAATCTTCCAGTACGCTGACACACGCTTTATAAAACGGCGATTCAGTTCCTTCGCCATGCTCAGCGATCCGCCTAAGTTCGGTCACAATGTCCTGGCGATGATCAGGCGTATCGAAGAAATCCATGAAGCACAGGATGGCTGCGCGGTAACGGTCAGCGGCGACGGCGGGCGGGTCGAGGTTCATAGGGTGGCGGCCTGCACAAACAGCGCATCCAGCTCGTCATCCGTCAGGCCCAGAGCCACCCCCAGGGTCTGTATCCATGGCCACAGGCGCTCTACCTGGGTGGCATACTCCCAGTCGATCGCTGCCTGCTTGCGCTCGGTGGCGTCCGCGATGGCGGCAATGGCGGCATCGACCTGATCCAGCAGCCCGGCGTCCAGCAGGGCGCGGCGGGCCTGGCGCATCGTCACCACCAGCTTACTGCGCCGGGCGGTCATCTCGCCCGCCAGGGCCTGGTCATAGCCGGATTGGTCGATCACGGCCAGTACGCCGGGGATATCCGTCTCCGCATCGTCATCACAGGTGCCATAGAACACCGGATAGGCAGTGGGATAGCGTGACTCCAGGGCGAAGCCAAACGCCAGCCCCGTGACGGCGGGATTGGCCGGGCCGTTGCGCGTGGGGGCGATCAGGCAGGGGATGCCGGTCTTGGCGTCCACGTAGGTCCAGGAGAGGTATTTCATGCGGGAGTCTCGTGATACTTGAAGATATAGCCGCCAGTGGTTTTGAGTCGCCCGCTACAGCAGGAAGACAGATTGCCGTTGTTGAAACCATCAGCTACGAAATCGCGGAACTTTGCCACGCGCAGCAGGTTGCCTGCTTGGTCCCATTGCTCCAGCAATCGGCCACGGGTGGCCTGAAAAGCTTTGATCTTGGCGCGGACATGGGCCGGACGCTGGCGGCCGTAAAGCGGATTGTCAGTTCCACGTTTGCCATAGTTTGGATTGTTCTTACCACTTTGCGCAGCACTCATGCGGACGCGGCATTCGGCAGATAGCGTTCCAGCCCGGCCATCAAGCGAGACATAGCGGCAATTAAGACCGCGCTTGCCAAGCACGTTAAGCGTTTCCTGCCAATGGCGCTCCTTTTCGTTAAGCTCATGTTCCTTGCACTCCTCAATAATCGCGTAGTGGTGCGATTGAGCGCCGTGATTTTTGAGCGAAGCGTAAAGGCGCTTTTGCCGATTACAGCTTGAATACGTCAAATAACCAGCGAAGCGCTGTTCAATATTGGTTGACTGCCCAACATACACGCGCCCGCTAGGCGACGTGATTTGATAAATACCGCAGGTCATAGGATTGATCGCCGACACGCGCGCGCCCGGTGGGCGTAGTTTGCCTTACTGTAGTAGTCCTGGAACCCGGGGTTGGACGTGGTGTAGTCCTGGGCCCACGCGCTGGTGGCCGAGGACTCGGAGCTGCTCCAGTAATACGCCGAGCCAAACGTCAGTGCCTCCGCGCCGCCGGACTGGAAGGCAGTGGCCGCGGTTTGCGCGGGGACCGTGGCGGTATAGGCGTCGCCAGCCGGGTCGCTGTTACGGTTCGCGCCATGAGTAACGGCCACGTCGTCCAGGTTGGCGTCTCGGGTATAGGCGGCGGCGTCGTAGCGATTCGCCGTGACGTAGTTGTTATCGGTAACCGGCTTGAGGTTGCGCCACAGCAGTTCAAGTTCATCACGCGCCGGGATGTACCAGTCGGTATAGCCGGACAGGCCCTCGCCGCTATTAAGCTCACGCAGGCTCTTGGCCCAATGCGCCAGCGGATAAACGGTGCTGGTATCAGCGGCGATCATGGCGTCGGTCGCCGCTGGGCCGTTGGTCAGGGTGAAGCACGCCGCAGGCGCCGCCGTATTGGCGTTTTTGTACATGACGCTCGCGTTCTCGCCGCCGCTTTTGGGGGCAAGCACGATCTTCCACCGCGCTGCAATGACGAAATCGGTATACGAATTGGTGCTGCCGGGATTGGTGATCTCGGTGATCTTGACAACGAGGCTGGTACCGGCGCGACTGACAACGGTTGCAGCGAGGAAGTCTTGCTCGGTGTTTGTTGGACTCGGCGCAATACGGAGCGTCTGATCTTCATACAGCGGCAGATAGCCGCTTGCGACAGTCAGTGTTACCTCATCATTGACGCTCAGCGATGTAAAGTTCAATCCCGCGTGCGTCGCGGTTGTCATCTTGTCCCAAATCACGCCCGTGAAATAGCCGCCTTCAAGGGCTGAACCAATGGCAGGTGCGGCAGTTGGCGTGTCGATCATGCCGCCCTCATTGACGGTAATCGTCAGCTCGCGGTTATGGCCGTTTACGGTAACAGTCAGCGTATCCGTGCCTGTCGTGCCGGGTGCGTTGTAAGTAATCGTGTCGCCGGAAATAGTCGCATCGCCGTTCGTTGCTGAAACGCTGTAGGTTGCGTAGCTGTCGAAATCGACAATGGTGATCTCTAGCTCGTTGTTTGTATAGACCGACAACGCCGGTCCAGAGAGGCTCGGGGCCGGGACGTTGCCATGTGCGCTGTCATCAGCCGCGTGGTCATACGCCCAATTGCTGGAGATCGGCGCGTTAGCGGCGCCATCGACGGGGGTGTCGTCCACATCGCCGGGCTGAATGGCGCTGTCTAGTAGCGCTTTATCCTCGTGGGTCAGCAGGCCGTCGTTCTGGCCTACGCCGGTTGGGACGGCGTCGCCGATGTAGGTCTTGATTGCCGCTGGTGTCGCGCGTTTATTGTCGCCACCTTGTACGACTTCAATCAGTTCAGTACCGGCTAACGCGCTGGCCGTAGGCAGCTGAGAAATCTTCAGATCAACGCCATCAGTCACGGTTGTTTCTCCAGTTTGCGATAGCCGCCAGACTCAAGCAGCCGGACGCCACCGGTCTCTAGCAAGCGTTCGTTCTGTATGGTCTGTTCGGGGCGCCGACGCTGCCATGGTAGCCAGGTCAGGCGCGTTACCGCCATCAGCCGCGCCAGGCCAAGCATCAGCTGATCGTCCAGGTATGCAGCCAGATCGGGGCGCGTTTGGCGCCGAGACTCTTGACCCAGACATAGCCGGGTCCGGTCAACGCACGATTGATGGCGTTGCCGGGAGGCCCGATCACCTGGCCGTCGATCTCGGGCTCTTCATCCTCGTCGGTGACGGCGATGGCAAGAAGATTGCCGGTGCCATCATTGGCCTGTAAGCCGAGCGTGAACTCGTCGTCAGTGGCGGCGACCTGGGTCCAGGTGGTGCCGATCAGGGGGTTGCTGGTTGCCATCGGGCATCCTCCGTCAGGAAGAAGAGGAAGTGCCATACAGCACTTCAGCGAGCGTGAGGTCCTGGTCGCCGGTCAGCTCCAAGTAGTGGTCTTCGACCACCGAGCCGGATTCCAGGCGGAAGCGCCACAAGGTCAGTGGCTGCAGGTCGGCATTCGCCGGCAACTCCAGCCCTTCGGAGCTGCCATCCAGTACGATCGCCTGGTCCTGGACGTAGCCGGCACTGGCATCGAAACCGATGATAGGTTCATGGTCGGCGTTGACCAGGCACACCTTGAGCGTCGCCGGAACCGGGGAGGTCGTCCCAGGATAGTACATCGGCGGCAGGGTGATCCGGATGCTCATAGCGGGTTCACGTCCCCATACAGGTTGTACACGCCATTGAGCGGGAACCACTCGACCTCGACAAAATCGGGATCGTTGGGCGAGAGTAGCTCCCGGCCGGTCGGGAGATTACGGGTCGGTTCTTCAGTCAGCGAAGTCTCCGTCGCGGCGACTCGCTGCAAAGAGAAGACTTCGTACATGGCTTAGACCTTGACCACGGCGCCGTTGCGCAGGCTGAGCTGATGTCTGACCCAGCGATCAACAATCACCGGGTAGGTGTGGTTCGGCAGCAGGAGTTTGCTCTGGCTAGCGATATAGACCGGCAGGCCGTGACGCACCTTGACGACGGCGACCTCGGCGGTCTGTACCGCTGGGGCGGGCTGAGCTACCGGGGCGGGTGCAGGCTGGGAGGCAGCCGGAGCAGGCACAAGCTGAGAGGTAACTGGAGCAGCTTGGACTGTACCAGTCCCCGCCGGCCCCGAAGGGGGCGGTAGGGGTGGCACACTAGCGTTTCCAGCGGGAGCCGGTGGCGCAAAAGCGGTGGCGTCTTTGCGCGGGCGTCCGCGTCGGGGAGTACCTGCGGGGGGAGGAAACGGCGCGGAAACAGCCATAGCGGGCTCCAGAGGTTTGACGAAGTATAGGGGTTGTGGGTGGGGTTGTATAGCAGTTTTATTAAAGAAAGGGAAGGGTTAGGCCGGCTTTTGCCCAGCCAAATGCTGCTCGATGATGCGCTCCACGAGATTGGAGACGGTGCGGCCTTCGCGCTTTGCCTCGGCTTTTAATTGCTCCAGCAGATGAGGTCTGAGCGTCATGGATGTGGTGCTGCGCACGGGAGGGCGAGAAACTGCTTGCATGTGAAATCCTGTTAAGATAGGCTGTGTGTCGGTAGCACAAATAGTATCACAAGGTATAACATCATGAGCAAGAAACTTTCCACGGCAGAATGGATCGCGAGGGCGCGAGAGAAGCACGGGGATCGGTACGACTACAGCCGAGTTCAATACACTGAAGGTAAGTACAAAGTAGAGATTGTGTGTAAAGAGCATGGAAGTTTCTGGCAAGCGGCAAGAGATCACTCGGCAGGTAAAGGATGCAGAAAATGCTGGAGAAATAAGGTAGAGGCGGCCAGACGCCTTCCTGTTGAGGAGGTAATAAAAAGAGCTGTAGACGCGCACCGATTAAAATACATATACTTTTTTGACAGCTATAAGACAGTTGGAGAGTTTACCTTCATGTGTCCGACGCATGGAAGATACACTCAGACATTAAAGAACCATATCAGGTATGGATGCGCGTCTTGCCTGAGAGATGTCACTAAGGTCAGACAGAACTCACCACTTTCACTTGAAGAAATTACTGAGTACTTGGATGCTAACCTGGAAACCGGGATACTTACTTTTAAAAAGGACTACCAACACTACAGCAGGAATTTAGTGTATCGCGCTGGCGCCCCTATAGCCATTTCATACGACAACAAAGGCTACGCTACCGCTGCTTTACTAGGACGTAAGTTTTACGTTCATAGAGTTATCTGGGCGTTCGCTAACGGAAAGCTACTTGATGATGCGCTTTCATGCGACCACATAAACGGGGTGAGAAATGATAACAGAGCAATTAACCTTAGAGCCGTTACACATAAGGAAAACTGCAGAAACAGTAAACTTTTTATTACTAGTTCTACAGGAGTCTGCGGAGTATGCCATTTGCCTAAAGAGAAAGTGTATGTGGCCTACATAACGGTAAACTCAAAGAGAAAAAATTTAGGCCGGTTTAAAACTTTAGAGGAAGCCGCAGCGGCAAGAAAAGCGGCCGAAGATGAATACGGTTTTCATCCACTGCACGGCATGCCTGCCGAAGAAAGAGCCAGTCAATAAAATAAGGGGCCTTGCGGCCCCTTATTTCTGCTAGCTAAAGTTCACCAGAAGCATTGCGCTTTCGCGTAGACGATAAACGAACTCGGCCATGTCCCACCTCCAAAAACTGGATCTGGATAAGATTTGCTGTTCGGTTGCGGCGTAGTTGGCGCTAACGTTAGTGACGCGGGCCAGGCTATAGCGCGAATCCATGAGCACAAACTGTCCGGCAGGAACAACACCATCAGGAACAACAAGATACCTGACAGAAGAAGTACCGAAGTTCATAAGAGTGGGATTGCCGGGATTAAGCCCGTAACTACCCTCGTTGCCAAGATTGACCGTGCCGGTATTCGGGTCGTAAGCCAGTGGACGACCAGTGCGCTTCTCGATGGCCAGATAAGAATCCAACGGGCCGAACGCGATGTCGTACGAGTAGATGCGATCCGGATTCCAGAGCAGCTTCAGGTAGCCGGCATGAGTAATCTCATTGGCACCAGCAGTGCTGTCATAATCCGTGAATGCGACCGGAGTAAGGGCGCTCTCACCGGCATCAACATTACCCGTCACAACAGCGTTCAGATCGCGCCATAGCTGACGCATCCGCTGCCCCATGGCTTGTTCTCGGACAATGATCGAAACAAGCGGAATCGTGGCGTCCCGCATGGCTTGTTCCGAGATTTGCAAGCCAATAGAAATGGCGCCCAATGCCTTAGAGCTTTGGCTAGCGGTTATTGAACACATTGATGTTGGGAGCGAGTTCTGCCCAATAGGACGCATATCGTAAGCTTGCGGCGCGGTGGTGTTAATCACAGGCTGCGTCCAAACTTCGCTGGTAATCGCGGTGTTCATAGCGAACATCTGATTAAACGCAGCTTCTTCAGCGCCGTAGTTCGCTTCCAATTCCTCGGAAATGAACCCCAAGACAACCTCTGGGAAAAACAAGCGAGAGGCCGGAGTAGAGTTGCTGGTGGGGCCTTTCGGAGAAACGACAGTGGCACCGCTAGCCAGCTGGAATCCAGACAACTGCTGAGCGCAAGAACCGTCAAGGATGTGCTTGATAGTAGTGGGAAGAATACCGTACTTGCGATCGCCTTTCGGGAAGATGCCCAGGTATTTGCAACCCTGCTCAAAAGCAGAACCGAACTGAGGGTCCGCGTCGGAGTGCCGGCTGTTCACCAGCGAGGCAGCGGTCATGTTGTGGTCGCTGGCCAGCCGGTAATCTTCCAGCGTCATGTAGCCAGTCTGGATGTTGCCGCTGGAGTCGCGGTACTTAAATTCAGCACGCATTGGTGTATTACCTCAATTTAGATGCGACGCAGCATGACTTGCTTACCGGCCCCTTGGACGCCGTAGTAAGCCAAGACCATCCACTTGAAGACCGGCACGGTGGTGGCCTTGATGACGTTGGCGCCCCGCGCCGGGGTCTGGGTACCGATAGCGGTCGCGGTGCCGGCGACGACCAGATCGCCCACGGCCAGATCACCGACCGCATCAACCGCCAGGACTTCGTGGCCGGGATCGGAAAGCACGCCACCGACACCATAGCCATCCTGGGTGGCCGCTTCCACGGACTCGATGAAGCCGTAAATCTCGACACCGGAGGTGGCGGCGCGGACCTTGTCGTGGTACAGGACGACGGGCTTACCGATGTCCTTGTAGCTGAAGGTAGAGCCATTGCCGTCGAGCATCTCGGTACGGGCGGGCAGATAGGGGTTGATGCGGGGAGCCCGGTAAGACCCGCCGAATCGCTCAGTCGTATTGACAGTCCAAGTCATGGTCATGACCTCATGAAGATAGTTACTTTACAAGAAAGAGACGTTGTTCGCCGGCATCCTGCGGTTCGCGGCTGGTGTCGGTCTCCGACCGGGCATGGGCTCCCACGGGCATGGTACGCTCGAATTGGGCTTTGATCTCGGCGTATTGGGTTGCCAGCACCGCAGCCGGCAGGCCCGCCAAGTTGGTGGGAGTTTGGCGCAGGGCGATCTGCAGCTTATTGGTCGCTTCGCGCACAATCGGCGCCAGCTGCTCTTCAACAGCCGCCAGCTTGACCCGCTCTTGCTCAGCAATGGCCAACTTGACCTTCAGCTCGTCCAATTCGGTGCGAACTTCTTTCAGTTCGGCACGCAGAAAACTGGCTACATGATCTTCGGTCGCTTCCGGCTGCACCACGGCGGCCTCGGTTTCCGCAGTCACTACGGTATCAGGAAGCTCGACCTCTTGGTGGGCGACCGCCTCCAGCTCAACACCGGAAGCGACCATCGCCTGTTCCGCCTCAGAGGGGAAGACGACTTGTTTGACGGTCATGGGGTTACCTCGATCGGTAGAATAAGAATACGGTGACGTATTCCCGGTATTGTGACGGGCTTTTAGGCGGCTGACAAGGGTATTTAGCGTCATGGCGGGGCCGTCTGCCAGGCCAATTTCAATCGCTTTCTCGCCAAAGAAGGTATGCCCCTCGCCCCAGGCATTCCTTCCGCCGCGCAGATTGGGGCGTTGCGCTTCGACATGCTCCAGGAAAAAGCGGTGTAACTCCGCGCCCCTCTGCTCGACTTCGCGCAGGCCGGCCTCGGAAATGGGCTCGTAGGGGTGCAACAGTGCCTTGAACTTGCCGGAGCGCACGACTTTGACATCAATACCCTCTTCTTCCAGCATCCGCGCATAGCTTTTGATGGTCGAAATGACACCAATCGAACCCACTTCCGCCATCTTATCGACATGCAGCTTGGGATTGATCGAGGCCAGCCAATAGCCCGCCGACATGGCAATCCCGTTGGTATACGACACAGTATCCGGGGCGACATTCAGCGTGCCGCGCAGGACTTCCGACAGGCCATTGATCCCGGACGCATCGCCACCGGGACTGTTCCAGACATGCACAATCTGTTTAATGTCGCCGTCCTGATACATCTGCGCCAGACTCAGCGCATTACGGGCAATGCGTGGGTAAGAGACGATCCCGAAGAATGAATCAAGCCACGATTCCTGTGAGGTCAATGGCCCATCGACGTACAGGTATCCGATGTCGTCCTCCACCTGGATCAGGTCGGTATTGGCATCCTGCGCCTCTTCGTCGTCATCGCTGTGGAACAGCTTGGGCGGGTAGAGGGCAGGGTTTTGCTCATACAGTTCGATGGCATGCAGCACCTGATGCAGCGAGGCTTCAGTGCCGAGCCAGAAGTCGGAGACACGGATCATAGTTAAGGTCTCTGTTGGTTGTCGGCGCCGCCGCTGGAGGTGGGAGTCTCGGGGCTGATCTGGCGGTTACGGCTGTTGGTCGCCGCCACCGGCACGGTATCGCCCACCACTTTGTCGAGGAACCGGGTCCCGGCCAGCTCCTCGGCCTCCGCAGGCAGCGACCCGAGCCCGAGCATGGACTGCGCTTCGTCGTCGTTGACCCGCCCCAGGCTCAAGAGCTGCAGGACCCGCGCCTGCTTGATCTGCAGATGCGCCTCCAGCTCGTTCTGCGGCCGCAGGTCGATATCGTCAAAGCTGAACTCGACATAGACATCGGCGCCGTACAAGCGGCAGGCCAGGGTCAGGGCCCGGCTCAGCACTTCCGCCACCGGCTTCTGGAACAGGGCAGCGGTCTTGGTCGCCAGCAGCGCCTCCGTCGAAGAGGTGTTCTGACTGCCGCCGATCCGCAGGCCGAGCATCGAGGGGTTGGACTTCAATGCCGAGGCGGCCAGACCGGAAAGTTGACTGATCAGGTCGGAAATCTCGGCCTTCTCGCCGTTGACCTTCAGCGCATTCACTTCCGCCAGATCATAGGTGACCAGGGCCTCTTCCGGGGCGATCCCCGCCAGCACCTGCTCATGGACGCTGCGCACTTCCTCTAGGTAGTTGCTGAGCTTGGTGGCGTCGTTTCTGATCTCGACCGGCGCCGATTGCACCACCTTGTCGTAGTTCAGCTTCACCACCAGGCGCGACAGACCCGCCTTAGTGATGACCCGCCAGGCGTCCTCCAGGAACTGCTCATACCCGACCACGCGCTTCAGGCCGGCATGCAGCAACGGCAGCGCGTACTTGCGGTTCGCCGGCTTCATCGACTCTCCCACCCAGATGGTGGGGAGATTGAGGTCGATCACGTTGCCGTCCGACCCCTTCTGCGTCGGCACCTTCCTCCCATTGCCCTTACTCACCCAAGTAATTGAATCGTAAGGGAAAATGTTCAGGTTCGTCGGCAGCCGACTCTTATCCAGCACCAGCTCCACCCCCACCCCGCCGGTCAGCACCACCTCCAGCAACAGTGTCTCGATCAGCCCGTTGAGGCTGCGCTTATCACTGTAGCCCTGGGCATAGTCCCAGTCGGTCGCCAACCCGGACAGGATCGCCTCAGCGGTCAGGGTCCCGGCCCGATCGTACTCCTGGGTCGCCGTACTGTAGGTCTTGATCTTATAGGGGGTCGAGGCCATGGCGACGAAATTGGCCACGGCCGTGGACAAAATGTCGTTGGTCTCAAAGAAGGTGCGCATCGCCGCCGCAGCGGATGCCGAGCGCCGGGTCTCACGAATCGAGCGATTGAGGTCAATCGCATCGTCCCGCGACACTGTATCGCCACTCGGTACCGTACTGAACGGGTTCTGCGCTCGTGCCCGGTTAATGACACGGCGGGGAAGCACAACCGCAGGGGCGATAGCCATAAGCCGGAGTCACATAGAAGAAGAAAGGGATTTCACCCGATTATAACGATAAGCGATTCGGTTGCAACGGGTTTCTGCTCCCTCGTTTCTGTGGGTCGGATTGGTGAGTCAGCCAGCCCGGTTCGTCTTGTGCCACCCGCACCCTGCCGAGCAAGCGGGAAAAGGACATGCCCGGCAGCACTCCGGTCTGTTGCTCAGTCATCGAACTGGCCAACCACGCGTAGAAAATGGCAAAGAACCAGTGCGTCGCCGGATCGGTGGCGATCCATTGCGCCTGCTCCTCGCCCGCCGTATCCAGATTCAGCACCCGTTTCAGCCGCTGCAAGTGCTGACGGAGCTCCTCCTCAAACGGCAAGCCCCTGGGAAGCCGCACCCGCCCCTTGTTGAACTGCTCGACAAATTCGTCCAGCGCCCGCGTGCGATTTACCTTCACCGTCCCCGCCACCTCGTCCTGCTCCCAAGATGCCAGGTTGCTCTTTCCGCGCCCTCGGACAAAGTAGCAGCCCCAGACCTGGTTATACGGCAGCCGGCCCTGAGCAAACTTCGGCAGCGTCACATCCGGCGCCGCGTCAATGACCCCCTGCACACAGTGAAAGTCCTGGTAATGCTGGACAAGGAGCTCGCCGGTCGCATTGTTCTCCGTCTGGGTCGAAGTCTCCAGCCACAACACCTCGAAACCCTGCTCCGTGCGCTTGCCGAACGCGAGATGTGACGTTTTGCCCACATCCATGCCAAGTACCGCGCCATAGATGCTTTGGGCGTGCTGCGGAGGCACCGGATTCACGGTGAAACACCGGTCCAGCGTGCTCTGCAGCACCATGTCGGCAGCGGACTCTGCCGGCCGGCCCAGGCCAAATTGCAGCCAGCGCTGGGTATTCTTATAGAGCTTGAGGTCCGCCAACAGGCGCTGGCAGGTCCTTAACTGCGGCAGAACCAAGGGATTGGCGTCGAACGACTCGATCTCCCGATCAGGAAACGTGGGGACCCAGGCTCGCCGATCAGGGTCCGAAAGATTGGCCGTGCTGATGGGCTGATGACAATGCCGACAGGCGATGTGCGCCTCGTCAATCCGATAGCGCTTGTTATCGAGATCACTGTAACTCAGCTCGGTAATCGGTGAAGAGTAACCAGGGATTACCATGTCCTCGGCCGGGTCTACCATGACCCATTGCCCGCAGGTATCGTGATAACACAGGTAGACTTTTTGCGAGCCTTGCTCATAGAGATAACTGATATCCGCGTGCGGATGTAACGGCGAACTAAAATAGCGCACGATCTTGTCTTCATTACTCTGATGGCCCAAACGGGAAGCGAAGACACTCACCACTTGCGGATCGCAGAAGGCATATTCATCAATGAACAGGGCGCGGGCGGGAATAGAAATCGCGCTGGAGTTCTGTGCCGCTCCCGTCATATGCAGAAACGAGCTGCCGATTTGCTTTAACTCATTGCTATTAACTGAAGATGAAACCACCGCTTTTAGCTTAGGACTGGCATTAATGATCGGGTCCACTCGCGACATCGCCACTTTCTGACTGAACCTGATCGAAGGTAGTACGTAGATGGCATTGATGTTCGTAAACTTGGCGCAGGCGGCCAGTACCAAACGTAGAGAGAGTTCCGTCAGACCAATCTGCGTCGCCTTTCTCACTACCGATTGCGGTGCCTTGGAGTTCAAAATCTCTCGCTGGTACTCGTGGCCTTTCAACGAGTAATCTCGTGAGGGATTAGACGGGTCCCGCGTATTCTTACAGATCCACTGCGCCGCGTTCCCTAAACCACCGGAAGCGATAGTTGCCGTTTCTACCTGGTCGAGCAGGGTGTCGAAAAGAGCGTGGTCGAAGTTGTTCATTGTGTGGTGGTTCCGTGTAGTTTGGCGGAAGTGTACTGGAAATTGGGCGGGTGGTGGGAGGGGAAAGACTGAGAGCTGCAGATCGGAGACTGAGAGCTGCAGACCGGAG